GCGGAAGCAGAAGAAAGATTTTTGAACTCATCTTTGAGAAATGGAAACTCTTCAACCACGTTGGCATAGTGAGTCTCATATGAATATCTCAAGCATGGAACTTCTTCCTGCGTCCTTGCATAGTTCGGAACCTTTACATTCAGCCCACCGTAAGTTTCGATGCAAATCCTTGACTTGGGCTTCGTGTTAGTTCCGATAATCCTTTCAACAAGTAACTCCTGCTTTTGAAGTGCAGGGTCCAATTCCGCAGCACAGTGCGGACAAACTATTGGGCTACGTTCACCCTCATAAGCAGCGTGAAGTGCTACGTCTTCAGAGTTTGGCTGAAACTCCGCACGTTCAAGTTGCTCAAGTTGTTCTGATTCCTGAATTACTAGAGTATCCTCTAATGGAACTCCTTGCATAATTGCATCATCCAGTTGTGCCTTGCATTCTGGACAAATGTATTTGTATTCGGATTCAGTCTTGTATCGTTTTTCCTCGAATGTGCCGTACTTCTTATCTTCTTTGGGATAATTGTAGCAAGCAACTAAGCCTTCAGTACAAAAAATATAGAGCGCGTGTAACCACAGATAGGTTACTTCATTGTGCTTATAAACTAATTGTGCAATCTTATCTCCAGCTTTCGCCGTCTGTAAGTCGAGATTATTTTGAGCATCGTCCGGGTAGCATGTAACTGTCGGGACTGTGACGGACAATGCCGCAATAATAGATTCCAAGTAAGCTCGGAATACGTTGACACTCTTATCGTAATAAGATTGGTCATCGTTGACTTCCATGCGCTGATTATAATCATATATTCGCCAATCATGTGCTACTTCATCATACCAAATATTTGTATAATTTGCCCACAACAATTTCATTTGCCGCCAAGTTCTAATTTGGCGTTCACGAACCGCTTGGTCCTCTAAATCGAAATGGTCAGCCACGCTTAACAGCATGTGCTGAATTTCCATCGAGGGCCAATCTTTTTTGCTGTAGGCTGCCATTACTTCCTTCGTTTCATGAACTTTATCCTGGCAGACTTTGGTGTTTCATCAATGAATTTCCTTGCTACTTCAGGACTTGGCCCAACTCCTTTGTTGGGTTTCATTCCATGTGCAATACCCGCCATGAAACGGTATTGCTTGGCGGATTTCGCAGGCATTACTTGCTCGCAAATTTCTTTCGACGCGCGGTTAATTCCTCAATCATTGAATCAGCATTTGATGGACCTACCCCGCCTTTTGGAGCCGGAGCAGATAACTTTTTCTCGTTAGGTCTACCGAATATGAGACGCATATCTCGGTCTACACCAACGTGATGAGCGACACGTTTATTAGTTCTAGGCATCGCCCATTGCCTTTTCCGCTACTTCAGGAGAAGGACTGATACTGCCCTTCTTCCTTTTCATCATTTTCATTGGAGCTTTCGCGGCTTTGTGAATACCGCCTCCAATTTTCTTTACATCCTTATGCATTTTCTTGAACAGCTTCTTCAGCAGCGGCATTGTTTACTCCTAGCTCTTGTTCAAGTTTCTCGATGCTTTCCGGAGTAACTACTCGCGGTGCATCGGGTCTAGCTTCCGCTTGTATTTTGCGCGCCTGTTCTCTTGAGTTCTTTTGTAATTCCTGCTGTCTCACTCTCCAAGGAACCTTACTATGCATCCTTATAGGAGTAAGATTATCTACATCAGGAATTGCAGAAGCCGTCAAGTTTGGAAACGCTTGCTCAATTACTTTCTCGAATAATATCTTACGTTCGTAATTGACAGCATTTAATTGTTCTTTCAGTAATTCACATCCCTGACAAGGTTGGATTTCCACACCTTCTGGAAATAACCATTTACGAAGTAAGTCCTTAATACTCATCGGTGATGAAACCTTCTCACTGGTTTGTAAATACTGTTACTGTCAGCTTCGAGTTTCTCATGCATTCTAAAGAATGCTGTCCAATCTTGAGTGTGCGTAAGACGGTCCATGATTTCTTGTCTACGCTCAACCTCTTTCATTTCCTGTTCGGCTTCAATGAAAAATCTTTCAGCGGTATCTAATCCGTATCGCTGTCCGTCATAAGGGTCATCACCATCAAATTCTGCTACGTCTTCTGATGGGACTCCTTCTTTTGACTTAGCGTATACACAGGACTTGATACTATTAACTGCTAAAGGGCACGTATTGAAAATTTGATACTTCGGAAGTAATTCATCTGGAGGCTTATCAAAACTTCTCAAGTATTCATGATATGCATTTAATCCTCTATTCCTCATGAGCCACATAGCATGGTCATTGTCGTATATTCTCTCTTCTTTCGGTAAAGGATTCTTGGGCTTCCACCTTAAGTATTCGTGTAATAAAAGTTTGCCAGCAATTCGACTTCCCGGTGAGTTGTTTGATAATTCAATCGGGCGCTCCAATGCGTCTTCGATTTGCTGCTGAATTGTATGTTCCTGTCCTCTATCCTGCGCAGCAGAGCGACAAAATTTAATGATCCGCGGGTTTTCTTTGTCAGCGTATTCTCTGACATAAGGTGCCCACTCTTCAATCTTTACCTTGCGCCAGCTAAGCTCTCGGTACAAATATAGACGGCGCTTAGGAGATACAGCGAAAAAACCGACCCAAGTAGAAGCAGCGAAACCCCAATCGCCAACAATAAACTTAGGCCACCAGTCTGGTATATCGAACGGTTCAATGACATGTAATGCATTATCCGGTTCGTCCGGATAATTGCGGTCGCGAAACTCGTCAAAGACTTGACCAACATACGCATCAAAGTCTCCGTATAACTTTGCCTTCTTCTCGGCTTCAGGAAGTGCTTCTAATGATTTCGCGTATTGGTCACTAACGTGCGGGTTATCCGCTTGAGTTGCAAATATGAAGATGCGTAAATTACCGCCTTTACCCTCAATTGGTATTCCGCCCTTTGGTGCATGGTCTACAAATCTTTTCTTAACCCAGGTATGCCCAATGTTCCCCGGCATTCCTGCACCACGTATAATTTCTGGTAATCCCGAATTCTTCGGCGCGCGGACTCGCTGAAATCCGATGTAGAGATAAATCCACTCCGTATGTGACGTAAGTTCGTCTGGAGTAAATAATTGTATTTCCATTGAATCGTATTTATGGACATCATCTTCGTTCTCGCAATGCCCAAGAAATATGTGAGCCCCATCAGGCTTATCAGCAGTTGCACCATATTGATCTTCCCTTGGGAATTTCCAGACCATTTCAGAAGCGTTAAATTTAGCCCCAAACGGTCTATAATATTCACGAGAACGAGGAACAATTTCGTTTCGTAACTCAGGGAATGTTCGGCGAAGAAAGACCTGCTTAAACAGCGGATTCTTCCACCATCCTCTAATGAGGGCATATAGAAGCAGTACATCCGATTTTCCACTACCTGCTCCCCCTCCGTAGAATGCTTCTTTAATTGAAGTAGGTAATGCGAGAAAGATACTTTGCTTTGGATTTGGTTTCCACTCTCCACTTGCTGAATAAGGCATTAATTTATACCTGTAGCCAAATGTTTAATTAAATAATTCGAAATTTCATGTAATAAACTAATATTGTCATTTATTTGTCCTAATACTGAATTACATCGAATACAAAGAAGTGCTCGAATTTCCCCTGTTTTATGGTCATGATCTACTGCTAATTCTCTACCAGTAATACATTCTTGTTTACAAATTGCACATTTATTATCTTGTGCCACAAGCATTTCTTTATATTGTTCCAAAGTAATTCCATATTTCCATTGTAAATATTGATCCTTACGCGCTCCATTAACTCGGGATGGTCGTTGACTAGCGCGCAAGTTTTCACATTTACGACATCTTACTTTCACATTATGTCCATTAAGTATTCCATTTTCTAGAGTTAATTCTACCCCACAATCTTTGCACTTATCACCAAATTGCGTAGCCCGCCCACCGCTAGGCATGATTAGGCTTCCATTCCCCAGTAGCGGAATACGGCATTATAGTGTTGCGCTTACTTCAACTGTATCAGGAACTTCTAATCCACTGGGAAGTAGCGGGCGCAATCTGACTCCACTTACCTGGGTATCTTCTCCTACGATTTGAATCCTCACCTGAGTAGGAGAAATCTGGTGAGTGTATACCTTTGAGTTCAAAGGATTATACGTGATGTTCACCGTGGAGTGTACAGGCATCATGCCCTCGCTATCAACATTGAACCGTTACACCTTCTGAAGCATGACGGTCGCGGTTGAACCTACCGAACGAATGAATCCCGCACCAGTAATAGGAGTACCGAGAGTTACCGCAGCAATAGTTTGGAATCCATTGACTCCATCAGGAGATATTTGCATGTTGGTATTTGTAGACATGATATAACAGGCGCGAGCTGGCATAGCGTATACCGTAGTCTGCGCCATTACGATTGGAAATCCCGCCGTAAGAGCAGGAACAACGTTCGATGGGTAGTCCGGATACGCCATGTTTTATTTCCTCGGTGCAGGCGGAATCGTAAACACTCTCGGTTTAGGTTGTGCCCCCGTAGGTACTGCTGTTGGAGTAGCAGGCGGTATTGGAGGAGGCATAGGAATTCCAGGTAAACTGAGAGTTGGTATACCCGGTGCTGATAATGTGTTCTCTACAGAAAGAACTACTGATTCGCTGAACTTCTCATCAGCAGTAATGTTACACATATTCATGGTGTATGCAGAGATTTTAATTTGATAGAAACCAAAGTCCTTCAGAACTCCGGGTAATTGAATCGTGTTACCTGATAGCGAACTGACAGGCGCGCTTGATATCTGAACATCGTTTGCATACAGACGGTATCCCACGGTGCAGGAACCATCATGTGTAGCAGATGCTATCCATGGTTCACCCGGACGAACTTTGAAACTGATACCATTGAAACTGTATACCTTTAGTTCAGCAGCTACGATTGTAGTTAGGTCCGGTGACTCGGGAACTACATCTAATCCGCGGAACTTAACGAAGCGCGCATATGTGGGGATTGGAAAGGTATTCATCTGGAGGTTCATCGTATTGACGAACGTTCCAGTTGATAATGGAAAGAATGTCATTCCATCATTGGAACCAAATACTTCATATCTTCCTACGTTACCATTACTTAATCCGTCTTGGCGCGCTAGGTATCCTATTCCATAGAGTAAGTAGCTATTGTTTAGATTGAGAACGATTTCGTGGGGGAAGGGAGGATTACTGGCTACCCATGCAGAGGCCCACATAGTAGCGGGGTCATTATCTATTGCTAGTTTGGCTTCGTAACCTACCTCTTGTGAGTCTACGAATTGAACTGTAAAGTTGGAGTTTGGAATCTCATTCTGGGCATATACCAAGGCGGGAATGAGAAGTAATACGAGCGTAGTGAGTACTTTCATAATCATTCCTTTGCGAGAATCGGATGAGGTAAGTCAGTTAATTCAATTGGCTTGGGGGCAAAGAGAACTACTTGAACGTTAGTGGACTTATCTGTATCACCCTTTTCATCGGGTTCCATTTGCTTGATGATAACAGACATATCTTTTGCAACTGTGGAGAGTGTCTTCAAACTGGCTTCTTGAAGTTTCTCCTCAGTAATTCCATTGAGTGCCCACTTTAATCGCCTGCGCGCTTTTCCCGCTATTCGTTCTTTGACTCCATTAACATGCTTTCTGAGTCCAGCGTCAGGAGCATGATAGGAAGTGGTGGAAGTTGCTCCATTAGTATATGCAGAAACACTACTTGGAGAGATTCCGAAACTTCTAGCGAGTTCAACGGCTGAATCTCTTCCGTTCTCAATTGCATCTTGGGCAATAACTTTTCGCAATGATTCGGGAACATTCTTATCCCCTTCTTTTCTTCCAGGGGGTACAGGCACACGCACTTCCGCGTTACCATTCGTCCCGTTACGTTTAATCTCCAATTCCAAGTCGGAATCAGAGACAATACCCATAGGCATAGAAGTAACCTACACGTATACCCTACTATTCAATTTTGAATAGGAAGTAGTTACAGGTAATTGTAACTAGTAAGACCGAATCGCACTACTAGTCTATCACAGGTGCGGGGTTGGTGTCAAGCCCCGTTTTCATTGGGGTTTTGGCCGATTGGTCACTTGACCCCATAATACACGTATCAAATAAAGCATGCTTTTATATGTATGGATGTTAAATGATTTTCAAAAGTTGAATCCGCCGTTTAATTGCTATGTCGCGCAGGACTGTGCAGGGATGAGACTCTTTGTGCATTGGTGTGCAGGGGTGGGCCAAAGTGTGCAATGATGGGTAATAAAAAACCCGGTAACAGTAACGGCTACTGCTACCGGGCAAGGCGGGCGCGATGTTACGCGATACCGAGCATTTGCTTTGCGAGCTGGCGCGCCTGGGCATCGTCGTATTTCTTCGATGCCACCAAGCCCTTGACGATTGAAGCAATCTTCAATTCGTCGTCATCTTCCATCGTGGGCTTGATAACTCCGGCTTCGTCCAGCGCCTTCTGCATTGCCTTCTGACGCGCGTTTGCCTTACGCGCATTGTTGACAACGTCCAGCATATCCGCTTCTTTCAGCTTTTCGTCTGCTGGAACTTCGGCGTAACTTTCCAGATGTT